TTAGATGGTGCAGAGAAGTATGGAGAGAACAACTGGATGAATGGTATGCCCTTGAGCGTGTATTATGATTGCGCGCAACGCCATTTAGAAGCCTGGTGGAATAATAGAGATGATGAAGATCATGCCGCGGCAGTTGTATGGAATATGCTTTGTGCGATGTGGACTGAGGAGAATGCGTCTATTATAATGTCAGAGACTGGTAACATGTTAGACGATAGATATAAGTTTCCGGGAGGAAGGTCTAATGAGTAAAGGTAGCAAGCAACGGCCAACAAAAAAGTTGCAGTTTGATAAAAATTATAGTAATATTAACTGGACTAAAATGAAGGTACCTAAACTAACTAAAAAACAGGAACAGGAACTAATGAAGCATGTAAAAAAGGCTTTTAAAAAGTAAATGATATTAGCTAGTTTCACAGGAGCACAGAGTACAGGCAAATCCACATTACTGGAAATGTGTAGGGATTTGATGTTCGGTAATCCGGAGAAGGATGCATATGACTCTCCAGTCAGAGATAGATGGACATTCATCCCAGAAGTGACACGATTGATTAAAAGACAGTATGGAGTTAATATAAATGAACAAGGTACCGACGACACACAACTACTAATATTAAATCAGCATTTAATCAATACTATTCAGTTCAAACAAAATGCATTTTATGAAGGTGTTCACTATATGATGGATAGATGTATCATGGATGGCTATGTATATAGCAAATACCTTCATAACCACGGGAGAATTGAAGACAATACGATGAACATAGCCGAGTCTATGTATCAGAGATTAATACTGTCTATAGACGCTATCTTCTACACACATCCAGAAGATATTCCTATACATGATGACGGTGAGAGAAGCATAGATCCGCAATTTAGAAATGAGATTATACAGATATACGATGATTTGTTATACGGAAGTCAGAAATGGATTCTACCATATAATGTTGTGGTATTGAAGGGCTCACCAGCTGAGAGATTATCAACGATCAAAAGCAAGCTTATAAAGCTTGGCGTAAAAATTTAAATTATGAGTACAAAATTAGACAATAGTAACGTTTCTGTTCACTTAGGACAGACTAGTCAATATAAGAGCACTTACGATGAAACATTATTAGTAAGAGAACCTAGAATTAATAATCGTAAACATCTAGATATACTAGATGATAACCTACCCTTCACTGGAAGCGATGTATGGAATGCTTATGAGATATCCGCTCTTACGGAGTCTGGAGTACCGATCACTGGATATGCTAAGGTAGTATACTCGTGTGAGAATCTATATATCGTAGAGAGTAAGAGTATTAAGTTATATTTTAATTCTTTCAATATGACTAAATTAGGTAACACTGCAGATGATGTGTTGAACACTATAGAGTTCGTAGCTAAGAGGGATTTATCTAATCTTTTAGATACTGATGTACAGGTGACGGTGTTCAGAGCATGTGAAGCTCAAGGGAGTAAAAATGGTTTCAGGGGGTATCTCACTCTAGAGGATATATTATCTAATAGAGACATTACATGTGAAACATATAACGAAGACCCGGATCTGTTAGAATCTCTACCTAATATTCAATCGGATCCTGTATGTCAGCGGTATCATAGTTCCCTTCTCAAGAGTAATTGTAGAGTTACATCCCAACCGGATTGGGGTGATGTATATATCTATATGAAGAGTAGAATTATGGTGGCACCAGAGAGTCTTATGAAGTATATTATCTCATTCAGAGACGAGTGTCATTTCCATGAAGAGATATGTGAGACTATCTATAAGAGGTTATATGATATATATTCTCCAGAAAGTCTAGTAGTAGCATGCTTATATGTAAGAAGAGGTGGTATTGATATTAATCCTTTTAGAGCTAGTCATCAATCTCTACTTCAATTGTCAGAGTTTAAGAATCTATTGAATATCGACATCCCGTTTGTAAAAACATCTCGGCAATGAGCACAAAAAAGAGGGCGTATATATCATTTCAACGCCCTCTAAATTATAACCGGTTGAGATCTGACTTACATGTATGTAACGTCTGTGCTAGATCGCGCGAAGGCTTCACCGGAGGCAATTCCGTTAACCATAATTAAATGATAATAGAGATGCGCGCCGAAGATGTTATCAACTACACCGTAACGGGTGAGTAGACCTACGCGAGGAGCAAAGTCGTTGGGACCTATTGTACGCTGAACCATCACTGGGATGTACGGACAATAGATAATACCTGTGTCATAGAACTCAGGACCTTTGTAGCCTAAGAGTACGTAGTTAATCTCTGTAGCGCGAGTTGGACTTGTAACTCCAAGGATGTCGCCATCCTTGTTGATACCAGGGCCTTGGGCCTCAGTCCGTGTGTCGCGGTAGACATTAAAACGTCCTCCAAGATTACCAACTCTAGCGATTCCGACAGGCTGTGTGTTAACATTGCCTTGTACGGACATCCACTGGAATTCCGGAAGCATTTCGAGAATTGCACAAACCTTAGGTGTGGCTACCAAGAAATTGGCAGCTCCACGACGGTTACGTACAGCAATACGATTTGCTTCTACGATAATCTTAGCATATAGGTCCCGATTGCGCTCGGCCATCCAACGTCCATCTGCACTAGCAGGGGACCAACTGGAGTAACCGACACCACTACCACCATTGATCGCGGTTTGAATCATTCGCATGATCATTTCGCGGTCAATTTCGGCTTGAATTTCGTACGACATAGCGTTCGTTAATTCGGTGTCGATATCGATACCATTCATGTTCTTGAGATCTTGTTCTAGCTCAACGCTCCAACGAGCGGCGAGCCTACGAGTACCAGCTTCAACAGCGGTCTTTTCAAACGAAACGACCATCTGAGGAATATCTCCGGTGAGCTCATAGTTATTAAGCAATGCAGCAACACCTTTGTCTTCATCAGACATTTTGAATACTTCTTCGGCAGCGGCATTTTTACCGGTGAGCTCAGAAGATTCTTCACCTGTGAAGCGGGAATCGAGGTAGTTGTAACCAACTTCCTTTCCGGTTGCTTCTGAACCATCAGTAACAGCTGCTCCAGCGCGAACTGGATTTGGGCTAGTAGATGATGGTACAGATTTACCGTCGATTCCGGAACCGAGAGCGTCTTGCTCGTAACGGTAACGAAGTGCGAATGCTAAACCAACTGGTCCGCTCATGGGCTGAACACCAACGATTTCGTTGGTGATAAGCTCAGGGAACGTACGACGAATCATCGGGATAAGAATCTTCGGCAAGCGGGCATCGCCAGCTGCATAAGAGTCTGTATTTCCGACACTACCACCGGTTGCACCGGCTGCGGCGCCAACACCGAAAGCACCTGTAGTGCCGCCGGCGGTGTTTCCACCAGTACCGTAATTCTCTTCCAAACACCAGTTCTCTTGGTTTTCCAAAAGAATAGCGGTATTCAAACGAGTGTGGTCGTCTTCAATAGCTTTAACATTGCTAGAACTATAATCAAGAACAGGGGCCCATTTTTCCATGAGGACATTAGCACGAGCTTCATCAATGTATGCATTTGAGCTTTTTACTTGTGACATAATTTGGGTTTCCTTTTCTGACTTACTCAGATCAATAGATCTCAACTTGTAAATTTAGAACTTGCCCAACTCTGACATGATGTCAGCAGCGAATGGGCTAGAAGGTGTGTTACCTGCTTCTTCTGGAGCAGTTTGTGTTTCAGCTTGTTCTACTATGGGCCGGTCTACTTCCGGGGACCTCTGAGATATAGCTTCCTCTTTTATTTCTTCGATTTTTTCTTGTTCGGTTTTGTCGAAGAGTCTCACAGTATAATCGAAGTTTTCATTAATGAACTGAGTATCCTTATCACTCAATACCTTGAAAATGTAACTCCTCTTCTCAACTGGAAGATCCTGTGTCTTTTCTGTTAATAAAATATGTGTATTTAGCGTATCAACTTTAGATGCAAGGTCATTATTTTGCTCCTGTAGTTGAGAAATATGTGTATGAGATTCAGTAATTGTTTCTTTACCTTCTTGAATAGCATCACGGATTGTGTCTTTCGCTAGGGCGAAATCAACACCTAAAGTAGATCGAAGAGATTCAAGAACCGCGTGGGCTTTCTTATTCTTAACAGCTGCTTCAATTTCTGTAACTGGTAATTTCTCATCAATATACTCATCTATATATGTACTGATACTTTCTACCAACGAATCTTTAAATGATCCGGCTTCTTCATTAAGTGTGCCTTCATATCTCTTAACTAACTGTACTAGTTTCTGAGAATGGTTTTGATCAATAGCTTCGACAACTTTTTGTAACTTGTCAGAATGATCATCATCGATAGCTTCTAGAAGCTCTCCTAACTTACCGGCATGGGATTCGTCTTGCTCTATGAGAGCCTTTTCCACTCGTATTGCAGCCTTTGTGTCAACTGCTTCGTTAAACATTGTTTCTATTTGATCTAGAGTATCATCTGTAAGGACGTCTCCGGATGCTTCCTTAAGTATAGTTTTTAGATTAGCTTCGCTCATGATTTTTTAAAGATTTTTAAATTCTTAAAATTATTTATTCTATCCAATAGTTTATTTTCTATAATCGAGGACAATTGTTTATCTGCTGACGCGTAGTTCTTAGATGTTACATCACTTACAAACTTTGTGATAGCAGCTTTATTCTTAGTAGGTTGATTGTTCATTTTAAAGTGATTTGAAAAACATTTGAAGGGCATCTTTAATTTTTTTATCGGCTCCTTTACGAGGCAAGGTATCAATAGAATTTTCGAAACCTTCATATATCTCACAAAAATGTCCGGAGCAATCACATATCCATTGCTTGCTCTCTAATATACCGTCAACGAATGCTCCTGTATAGCTAGGGTCTGCAACACAGTCGATAGCAACTAGTTTCATGTCTTGAACTCGGTTGATGCCTCCGGTTTCTTCTATTAATTTACCCAATGATCTTGTAGACATACCGACCTTTACTCCGTCTCTAATTAGATTTTCTACAATTTTACCGCATGGTGTAGATAGGACTTTAGATCTACCAATATATTCATTCCCGTTATTCTTAAGCTCTGTTACTACATGACAAGCTCGCTCTAAGTCGACTTCAGCTGTTGATGGATGATTAAGCTCTCCCATGGCCCGCTGTTGTTCAATCATTTCGGTAGTATATCTCTCTACTTCTATCTCCATCTCTTCCTTGACGTAATATCGTTTGTTTTTGTTT